TCTTTATTTTTTATATTTATCAATATTCTTTATTTTTTATATTTATCAATATTCTTTATTTTTTTATATTTATCAATATTCTTTATTTTTTTATATTTATCAATATTCTTTATTTTTTACATTTATTTTATAAAAAAAAATTATTTAAAAGTTTATCTATAATTATTTATAGTGATTAAAAATATTTATATAATGTCCAATATAATTGATTTCAATAATAAAAATAAATATGATTTTGTTATTATTAAACAAAGATATAAAATTTTAAATGCTTTTAATGAAATCGTTAATTTTATTAAAAATAATAAAATACCCTTATTCTCTCTATCTTCTATGGAAATTATTTTTAATAAATTTATTAACATAAAAAATCCTATTATCGTTATTACTAATCAAAAAAATGAATTCTTTCTTGAATTCTTCAAATATATTTATAAAAATTTTAAACTATTTTATACTATTAATAAAAATAAAGGTATTTATACTTATTATCTTGAATTACAACCTGTTCTTATTATCTATTTCTCTAATAAAATTAATAATTTTAAACTATATTATAAAGATAATTTTACTTTTGTTAATCCTTTCCTCGGACTCGCCGATATCTATTATAAATATTCTTTACCTTTCGATTTTATTGATCTTTTCCCTAATTTTATCGAAATTGAAGAAAAATTCCTTAATAATCTTATTGAAAATCATACTAAAAAATCTTTCTTAAGACTTTATATGAGTGAAAAAAATGAAATTTTAGAAGATGAAGATGATAATAATATTCTTTCTACTCCTACTTTTATTAAAAATATTTTTATTTCTCTATTTCAATTTATTGAAACTAATATTCTTACTATTGGTGACTGCATGCTTACTGGTTCTTTCGCTTATAATAAAATTATGAATATCGATTCTTTACCTGATGATAAAATTGAAATTATTGCTGTTTCTGGTGATAAAACTATAAGTGATATTAAAGCTTTTTTAGATTCTAATTTTAATGACGATAATTTTATTATTACTAAAATTAATAATTCTCTTGATAATTCTACTAAATTTTTTAATTATTTTTTTAAAGAATATACTGTTTTTTATAATAGAACCCCTATCCTTACTGTTTATGAATATTATTCTCAATGTTGTTTTAATACTTTTAATGATTCTTTATATATTGCTAATTATCATAATATTATTTTCCATATGTTAATTAGTAATTTTGATAATATTATTAAATTTATTACTCTTTTTCATAAAATTGCTAAAGATAATATTGATATTCTTGATCATGGTAATTTCCAAGTATTCCAATATAACCATCTTAATGATGCTATTATTTATCGTCTTAAACTTATTTCTAATTTTTTCAAATAATAATTATTTTATATTAAATCATATTTAGAGATATATATATATATTTATTTATTAAATATATATAAATATGAGTCACTTATATAATAATAAAGATAAATTTTTAAATTATTTTAATGATATTTCTTTAAAAAATAAATCTTATAAAATTAAAGCTATCCCCCTTGATAATTTATTAAAAATTAATAATATTATTCAAAATATTCTTAAAGATAATCAAAATATTATTGTTAAAGGTAGTAGAGCTTTAAATAAATTTGTTAATAATAAAATTTATACTGATCATGAACTCATTTATGTTGATTATGATCTATACAGTTATAATGCTAAAAATGATATTATTTTTATTGCCGACCAATTATTCAAAAATGGATTTCAAGAAATTTATATTAGAAATACCATTTATAAAGAAAATATTTATAGACTTTTATATCTTACTAATACTATTATTGATATTGAATTAATTCAAGAAAATATTAATATACCTCATAAAAATATAGATAGTATTAATTATGTTATTCCTGAATTTCAAAAAATTGATATGTTCTCTCAACTAGGAAGACCTACTCTTGTTAATGTTAATAATTGGGATAAAGTTCTTAATCGTATTCATATCTGTAATCAACTTTTTCCTTTTATTTATTCTGATAACAAACTTATAAATAATAATAATAATGATAATAATATTTTAACAAATGATATTGAAAATATTAATAATATTGATATTCAAGATTTAGTTAATATGTTTGATAATGATGTAGTTTTTACCGGTCATTTAGCTTTCTCTGCTATTATGTATTCTAAATTTATGAATGATATTAATTCTAAATTTAGTCCTATTATTAATTATTTAGAAGTATTAGTCCCTGCACCCCATAAATACATTAATAAAATTACTGAATTTTATGGATCTGATAGAGTTATTGTTCAAGAAATGGATAATATTCTCTATTTTTATAATAAATTTTATAAAATTTATATTGATGGTCATATTAAAATTATTATTTGGAGATTAGATGAATGTTGTAATTTCTTTGAAATTAATAATGTTAAATATACAGATTACTATTATCTTTTATTTCATTATAGTTTTTCTAAATTTTTCTCTTATATTATTAATATTAATGATAATTTTAATCATTATGATCAACTTATTCTTGAATTATTTAATACCTTTAAATACCCTGATCCTATTATTAGATGCTTCGGTGAAAGAAACCCTGGAACTAAAAGTCTTAAAAATATATTCTTAACTGTTGATGGACTTGATAAAAGTAAATTATTTAGATATAATCCATCTTCTAATAATAATAATAATAATAATAATAATGATAATAATAATTGATTTTATTATAGTATTTTTATTTTTTTTATTTTATCAAACATTATATAATATTTATTTATTATATAATATATGGAATCTAAATCCAATACTAGTTTAAAAAAAAAGATTAAAAAAATTAAAATCATTAAAAAAAATATTCAAAAAAATACTAATAATAATCAACTTTTAGAAAAAGTTTCAAATATAAATAATAATAATCAATTTGTTAAAATCGGTGAAAATGAATGGATTGATATTAATAATAAAAATTTCCAATCCTTTATTAATAAATTATTCGATATTTATAAATTAACTAATAAAACTGAAAAAATTAATAGAAATAATCCTAAACCTTTTCTTTATCAAAAATTTTTAAGAGATTATTTTCAAAATGATTCTCCTTATAGAGGAATCTTATTATATCATGGTTTAGGATCTGGTAAAACTTGCACTGCTGTTACTATTTCTGAAAATTTAAAAAAATTCAAAAATGTTATTATTATGTTACCCGCTGCCTTAAAAGATAATTTTATTCAAAATGGTCTCCTTTTTTGCGGTAAAGATAGCAAAAAATATAAAGAAATACCCGGATTAATTGATGAAAGCTATACTTTTATTTCTACAAATGCTTCTAATACTCTGGCTCAAATTGAAAAAATTGGAACTCTTGATAATCATGTTATTATTATTGAAGAAGCTCATAATCTTGTCTCTAAAATTGTTAGTGGTTTAATGGGTGCTAGTAAGCAAGGTCATAAAATTTATGAAATTTTAATGAATTCTAAAAATGTTAAAATTATTGCTATGACTGGAACACCTATTGTAAATTATCCTTTTGAAAGCGGTATTTTACTCAATTTACTTAAAGGTAAAATGTTCTCTCATGTTTTTAAAATCGATAAAATGAATTTTGATACCTCTGATGTTAATGTTTTTAATAATTATAAAAATGAACTTGATAAACTTAATTATATTGATATATATGATATTAACTTAAGTAATAAAACTATTGAATTTACTTTTAAATTAAAAATTGATGATAATAATGAATTATTTAATAATATGATTCAACAAATTATTTTATTATCACAAAAATTTGGTCTATCTTTATCCTATGCTTTAAAAAGAGATTTTACTCTTTTTCCTAATTCTCAAGATGAATTTAATAATTATTTTTTAAATGAAACTGAACAAATGGATAAATTAAAAAATATTGATTTATATATGAGAAGAGCTTCTGGTTTAATCTCATTTTATGAAAATGTTGATGGTGATTATCCTTCTTCTTCTATTGAAGATGTTAATATTGAAATGAGTAATTATCAATATTTTATGTATGAAAAAATGAGAGAAATTGAAAGAGTTCGTGAAAAATTCGCTGCTATTAAATCTAAATCTTCTAAAAAAAAAAATAAAGCTTCTCAACCTACCAGTCTTATGAGAATTTATTCTAGACAATTCTCTAATTTCGCATTCCCTAAAGATATTCCTAGACCTTTCCCTAGAGGAACCGCTAAACTTTTAGAACTAACTAATAAAAATTCTGATAAAAATAAAGAAAATATTGACAAAATTGAAAAAGAATTTATTAAAGAAGAAGCTGTTACTGAAAATATTGATGAATTAGATAAAGAATATAGACTTCATATTGATCAAACTATGGATCAACTTTTGAAACAAAAATATGAATATCTTACTGGTAATAATCTTTTGAAATTATCTTCTAAAATGAGTAAAATTTTAGATAATATTAATAATAATCCTGGTATTAATATGGTTTATTCTCAATTTAGAACATTAGAAGGTATTGGAATCTTTGAATTAGTTCTTAAAGCTAATGGATTTTTTAAATTTGGAGATAATAATAATAAACAAAAATCTAATAATATTTACGCTATTTATTCTGGTATGGAAGATCCTGATTATAGAAAAAATATTCTTAAAACTATTACATCTAAAGATAATTCTAAAGGTGATTTAATTAAAGTTTTATTAATCTCTAGTGCTGGTGCTGAAGGTTTAGATCTTAAAAATATCAGATGTATCCATATTATGGAACCTTATTGGAATGAAATTAAAATTAAACAAGTTATTGGTAGAGGTGTCAGAAGAAATTCTCATATTGATTTACCTGAAAAAGATAGAAATGTTAAAGTTTTTAGATATTATTCTATTTTATCTGATCAACAAAAATCCGAAACCAAAGAAAAAGAAACTACCGACCAATATGTTTATAATATTGCTAAACGTAAAGAAGGTATTACTAATGATATTTTACAATTATTTAAAGAAGTTTCTATTGATTGTTATTTAAATAAAAAAATTACTAATAAATCTGATAAAATTAAATGCTTTAATCCTGATTCTTTAAATATTGATAATAATATTCTCTATTTACCCGATATTTCTAAAGATTTTGTTTATGGTAAATCTTTTAAATTAAATAAATCATCTGAAAAAAAAGTTAAACGTGAATTGATTATTGCATACATAACTAAAAATAATGATATAATTATTCCTGATAAATCAACTAAAAAAGCTTATAGTGTGATTGATTATAAAAATAAGAAAAATGAATATAAAGGTAAATTAGATATTAAAAAACGCGTTTATATTGATATAGATTCTAAAAATATATATGATGGAGAAACTAAAATTATTGGTTCTTTTGATAATAATGGTAAATTTATTTAGATTAATTTATATAATTTTTTTATCCATTTTATATTTATAAAAATAATTTTTTATTTATTTTTATAACTTATTTATTTTCTTATTATTATATATATATATATATT